TCTTTTTTCTCTTGTATTTCTAGTTCTTTATAAGCTCTTTCTTCCAAGTCTTCAATTAAAGCTAAAGTGTTTTGTTGCTGAATTTCTAATAAAGAATTAGCTTCGTCTTGTTCTTTTTGAAGCTTTATTGCGTCTTCTTCGTTTTGTTTATCAATTACAGCTTGTGCAGCTTCTTGTCTGTCTTTTTCTTCTTGTGCTATTTGGTTTTGCATTTCGTTAACCTCTGTCATAACACGCTTTCTTAATCTTAAAGAAGTGGTTTCTTTAGCAAAAATGTCCGCTTTTAGTCTTGCAAGTTCAGCTTCGTCTTCAGCTGAATTTTCGCCCTGCTTCATTTGTTCGGCTTTCACTCGCATACGTTCTTTGGCAAGTTCAATTTCTTGATTGCTAGTTTTTACTTCTAAATCTAAAGCTTTTTGTAAAGCTGTAAGTCTTTCTTCAGCTGTTTTTGTTTCGTCTTCAGCCATTAAACGAGCTTTTTCAATCTCTTTTCTAGTTGCAGCTTTTTGAACCATAAAAGCGTTGTCAGCATCTCTAAGAGCTTGTGTCCTTTTTTCTAAAGCCGTCATTACCTTAACTTCTTCTTTTATTTCAGTAACTACTTTTTTGATGCTGTCAGCAAACTCTTTTTGTTGTTCTACATCAAGACCAGTACCAACTTGAACTAAAGCTTGACCGTACTCTTTCGCACCTTCTTTAACACCTTCAAAGTCTAGTTCTAGTGCAGACTTAATAATTTTACCAGCTGCTTTAAAACCATCTATCATACCAGTAAGACGGTTCATTAAATTGTCCTTGATAAAATCCCACAGACCAGTAATTGCAGCTTTTGGGTCTTCAAAAGCACCGACCATTGTTTCACCTACTCTTGCAAACAAATCTGTTATTACTTTAACGGCTGCACCTAGACCAGTAAGACCTTGCTGAAGTAAGTCAGCACCTCTTTTAGTATTTGTAAAGTATGATATTAACGAACCTATTAAAACCACAAAAGCACCAATACCAGTTGATATAAGACCAGCTTTTATAGAACCGAACATCGATTTTGCAGCTGGTATTATTTTACCCATAGAAGCTTTAATACCATTTAAAGAAACCCCCATAATTTGAAAGTTTCCTATAGTGCCTTTCATCGTTTCGCCTTGGTTTTTTTGTGCGGCAGCTAGTTTTTTTGCTGTGTCGGCGGCTTCTTTTTGTTCTGCTTTTAAACCTTTTAAAGCTACTTTTTCAACTCTCAAATCAGCTGTAGTTTCTTTAATCTTTTGGTTAAGCTTGTCCATACCAGCCACCCACGCACCTTTTGGTATTGCATCTTGCTTTGCTTTGAGCTTTACAAGTTCTTTTTCTTGATCTAAAATATATTTGTTTTGAAGTTTTATTTCTTCATTAACTTGTTCTAAACTTTTAGCATATTCTTTAGTATCTTTAATCTGTTTAGATACATTTGTTTTTATTTCGGCTTCTAAAACTATTTTGTCTGACATATTATTTTATGTTAAAGTTACTGACGTTCTTATTTCTGTTATTCTTATAGTAGCCACCCACTCCAGCGTCATTTGTCTAGCACCCGTTACAGCTAATTTAAAATTACTACCTGACACAGTGTTTTCTGTACTCCAACCCGTCGTAGTGCCTGAATCTACAATAGCTGTTTGTGATCTACTTATACTTAGCGTGCCAGCTGCATTTTTCACGACACCTCTTTCAACCCAAGATTTGTAATCACCTACAGCACCACTTAAATTAGCTCCACCTACTCTAACAGCTAAGATTTCAGATTGAAAATAAAAAACACTATTTTCTGTAGGTTGGAAAAAACTGTCTACAGTGTTATTCATACACGCTTGTGTCACACCATCAGTTATACTTTGGACACCGTACATTATAGTTGTATTTTGCCTTTCACCTAAAGTGTCAGTAAAGTTGTTACCACCCAAGACAATAGAATTGTTAGCTACAGAACTAGCTAAAGTACCATAAACAAAAGTGTTGCTTATACCACTTGTAATTTCGTTTTGATTTCCAACAATAATATTGTTTTGCGATAACCCATTGACTTTATTATTAACGCCTAAAATATAGCTGTTTTTAGTGCCTCGTATAACATCATTACCTTGACCATTGATCTTATTACCCTCATTGGTCATTGTTGGTGTTAGCTGTTGACTATGCTGAAAAGCCTTACAAGTACCCGTTGCTGTATCGTAAGTATAACCGTACGCTTCGCATTGTTCTTGATTTGGCGGTATATTTTCTCTACCATTAGTAAAAGTCACTACGCCAAAGTTGCTAATTGCAGCTGGTCTAACTAAAAATCCTGATAAATAAGGTATTGTCGCCATTATGTTATAAGTATAAATTCTACGGTTGCTAAGTCGTTAGGTTTGTAATTGATTTTATTCACTCTAAATTTTCTGTTTTTGATAATCACGACATCGTAAAAGGAGAATTTGTTAACATCGCCACTTGTTAAATTAACTTTCATTGTCATCGTTCTTGTATCTGGGTTGTATAATTCGTTAAAATAAGGCAACCAGTAAAGATTAAATAAATTGTTCGCTGTTGGGTTTCCGATTATAGCGTCAACAAACTGACAAGCACCAAAATGAAAGTCGTTTGTGTCTGTTGCGGCTGGTGGTATCGTTGTAATTGTAGGTACGTCAGTCAAGTGGCTAAATTGCAAGTATTCTGTCTCACTAGCTACAGCTGCACCACCATTTTGTGCGGGTATATAATAACCACTTACGGTAGTCTTAACACCGTTATTATACATTATACGAGAGCTGTTGTCAAACCCTGAGCTAGTACCGTCTTCATTCATAGCATATACAGCTGGTGTGATTATATCATTATATTGTGGCATTAACGGCTTGATAACTGTTGCAGCAAAAGGTTCAGCAACAATTTCTTTTGTGCCTTCTAAAATTGTATAAGCTGAAGCGTCATAAACTTTAGAACCGTATAAATGACCGAAAACCGCTTCTTTGTAAGTATTGAAAGCGTGGTCGTCATCGTCTTCAACAAATTTAAAGATTGTTTTTTTATTTAGCTCTGTAAGTGGTGTCAGCTTCATTTCTGAAACGTCTACTTTTGGCGTCCAATTTAACTCTGTAGAATTGTTGTCAAAATAATTTGGATTTAAAGCGTCTCCACTAGACATAAAAATATCACGATAAGGTTCGATTAATATGTTATTAGGATTTGAAGGATCAGGAATCGACACTAAATTAAACATTGTCATCAAACCTTTTAAAAAGTTCCATTGACCAATATCACTTCGTGCTTGATTCAGCATAGAAAATACGTCTGCCCATTGATTTGAGGATTCAAATTTAATATTACAGTTAAAACCGATTGTTGATTGTTTTATCTTGTTAGCTGTTTGCGTTGTACTTTGTGCTTGTATATATTCGCCTGACTGTAATACAGTTGTGAAATCACCTGCAAATGTTTTGGTGTTACCAGCACCTATTGTATTATTGTCTTCTGCGAAAACTTCTAAAACTTGACCCAGTGAATTGAATTTTGCTATCCTTACTTCGTTCGAATATGTGCTGATTGTAGCAACACTTCTTAAATAAATATTAAATTCGCATTCTACTTCCCAATTATTAACCGTTGAGGTGTACTTATAATTAGTGTTATCCCAATAGGTATTGTCACCATAACCTGTAGTGTTAAACCTTAATTTTGACGCTGCATTGTAGCTAGTTTCATTTATAAAATAGTCGCTGGATTGATCGTCATCCTGATATAAGGTGTTGAAAGTATTTGGTGCAGGACCGTCTTCAGAAGACCCCCAATTAAAGTCCATATAAAGCCTTTTAAAGTCATCACTATCAATAAAACTACTTGTATATGAAAATAAATTTGTTTCTGAAAATATTCTTTGTATTAAATAACGAATCTGAATAAACGGTCTGAAAGCTTGTTCTAGCTTTGTAAGTTGTGGGTTACCCGCAGTGCCTAAAGAACCGTCTGACACAACCATTTGATGATTCCAGTCTACAAATGGGTATTTAACAGTATCGTAGTCACTTCTAAAACCTGAAGTATCACTGTACAAATAAGGCATTACAAGACCGCTTTCGTTCCAGCTTCGGCTAATAGAAGTAATATCGTAATCGTGTTCAAGCTCTTCAAAACTCATATTATTAAAAGTTTTGTCTTTCAAGATGTCTGCTAAAGCTACAACTTCAGAATATAAGTTTATATTGTAACTAATTTCACCTTCTTTGTCTTGTATGTCTATAAGTCGTAGATACCCTTCAAATAAAATAAAACCGTCTTGTTTTAAAACGCTTTTAGTCTTGACGTATGGGTTGAAGACAAGACCGTTGTCAGCCCTTGTGATCTCGAATATATTATCAAAGATTTTATTGTTTCTTTTAGTAGCTGGTATATTAAAAGCTTTTGAATAAGACTGCACTTGTTCAGCACTGTTTTTAAAATCATCTACACTTAACGTCAAAGGAATGTCTTCGTCTTCGTATAAGTCTAGTATTTGTTGACCGTCTATCGTTTCAGAAGACCAATATCCTGGTACTTCACCTGTTGGTTGTACAGAAACACCACTGATTGCAACGTCATCTACGACAGTAGCGTAGTAACTGACCATTAAAGTATTGTCTGGTTCACTGGCAATAAAAGTTGTGGTTAAAACAGAAAAACCAGAAGCGGAGTTTATATAGTTTGAATTTTGAGTGCCGTCATTGTTCATTGTTGTAATAAGCATACTACCAGTCGCATAGTTAGATATTGCTACACTTATCGTGTAAGAAGCACCTACAGTTAAGTTTGTCAGTCGTTGGTATATACCTGAAATAGTCACTATCGTAGTGGCATACATAATAGCTGTACCTGCACTATTAATCGGTAAAGAAGGTGTGCCTGACGTTGTGCTACGATAACGATACCACGTATTTGGAATGGTAGGATACGCACTTGTCATTATCTCTAAAGGAACGTTACCTGTTGTACAATCGTGAGAAAGTGCGGTGCTTAAACCTGTAAAGTTAATACCGTTAACACACTTTTCTGTCGCTGAAAGTGAAACAACGTTGTGATGACCTTGATAGGTTTGTGGGTATATTATTAACTGTATACTCATTTTATATTGATTGCGTTCTTAAAGTTTTTGATTTTTCTATTTCAAAAGTATATTGTATAAGCTTATCATTTGCAATTGTCTTGCTTGTAAAACTTGATGTCGTCAACCTTACTGGTTTTATATATTGGTTAAGCATCGCAGCAGCTTGATCGCTTTGATAGCCTTCTAACATATAAACTTCTGGGCTGTTTGTAAGCTCTTCAAAGATTACGTTAAAATCTTCAGACACAAAGTCTGTATTCATTTTTATTTTTTCAACACCATTAACTCTGAACTTCTTTTCACCGCCTTTGTATGAATGCTGATAGTAGTATGAATCATTCCAAGTACCACTAAGTTGATTATAATTAGTACCTTTAGTTCTTATGGTTCTAGTAGATTTTTTAGTAAATGTGTAATAGTCCCAAGCACCCCATTGGTTCAGCCAAGTAAGTCGTATCGGTTCGTAGCCTTTTTGTTCTGGGCAATTTAATTGTATTGTATATAATTTAGTTGACGCTAGTTTAGGTGAAGCGTTATCAAATAGTCTGAAGGTGATTTTACCACCTTGAATAGTACCTAAAGAAACTAAATTTTGAAACGTGGTACTCCAGTTTTGTAGGTTGCCAGGATATGGTGCGTAAAATAACATTTGTTTATTACTTAAAATTGGGATATATACTGTAGAACCACCGTTAGACGTGTTGTTTTCTACTTCTTCTTGACCTATTTGGTTGTCATCACAATCATAATATGTGAGTTCCATATGATCGATATAACTTTCGAATTGTTCGCTAGGACATAAAGTGGCAACAGTACCGTAGTCATCTATATTGCAAGCCTGTGTAGTGGGTGCGTTTGTTAGAAATTTTGTGGTCGGAATAAAAGGGAAATTACCACTTGCTGGAAAGAATTTCGCAAGACTATAGCCAAAGTCATAGTTAAAAGTTTGTTTTCTGTCGTTATACTTAACGTAGCTATTATAAAACGTATATTCAATTGAAGGAACTTCAGTGCCGTCAGCTTGTCTTACAACATTTGGATCAGATAAACCGTTAGAATCTGTAGCACCTAAGTATTCAACAAAAAATTCTAAAACCATAAACGCTGCGCTAGTGGAAGCTCTCATCCATTTGTCAATAATATGAACTGGAAACATTTGTCTTGCCGTTGAATAAGTACCTTTATATTGTGAACCGATATTTGCAAAAGTATAGTAATTTGTCAGCTGGTCGGCACTAACATAATTTTCCATAACGTTTCTAAGATCAAAAATTCCAACGCCTTTATTGTTTGGTGTTGCTTTAAATGTACCTACAAGATGTGTTGTCACGTTGACACTTGGCATAGTATCATTGCTTATATGAACATTAACACCGAACTTAACTTGCTCTTGATTTTGCACAGCGTCATTGTTTTCAATTACAAAGATTATTTCTTGACCGACTGGCATATTAAGATAAAGCGGTTTTTGTATTATATTTGAAGCTGCCATATTATTTGTGTTTTGTGAATGTTGTTATATAACTCGTTATGTCTTTTGAAAATTCTTTAAGTAAACCTTTTTTTAACTGGTCATAACCTTTACCAAAAGGCTTTGAGAAAAAACTTATACTTGGTATTCCTTTTAATCTGATTTTTTTACTTATATAAATAGCAAGACCAGACACATATTGACCAGAAGCTTTGTCACGACCACGACCCCACCCTTTAGGTTTTAAACCTTTTTTCTTCACCCATTTAGACAGTATGTCGATAGGTGGTCCCTTAGACTTATAGCTATAAGGTGATATTTCTGTTTTGTGTTTGTAATTTGTAAATGTTCTTTGTACTTTGTTACCAGAAACACCTTTGTCTAAAAAAGTACCATAATCAAGCATATAAAACTTAACTGAATAGCCTTGACTATCTTTAGTTACTTTAGCTTGAATAGACTTACCTAGTTCTGTAGCACCCTTTTTGTCTTTCAAAATTCCTTTTGAATTATGCACTACAGATTGTGCCCAGTTTTTTAAGTAATTCTCTAAACTTTTAGTTTCCATTATGCAATAGAAGCTGTAAAGATTTCTACTCTCGGGTCAAAGCTTACACCAACAGGTTTTACCTGTATTGAAGCAAGATTTTCAAGAGTTCCGAATGACGGACTTGTGTCTTCTTCAGCTAAAGCAACTGCTTCTCCTTGACACAATATATGTGAAGTGCCAGGAGTTAATAATACTTGATAATTACTAGCGGTTGTTACTATTGCTAGCTCTATCCAAGCAGCTTCGTCTAAGTTCGTTACTCGTACATACTTACAGCGGTCAACATCTATTGCTCCTGCTGAACTATAAGGTTGTGTGCCGAAGGTTGCTATTGTTGTCACATTGCCGTTAATACAGGTTACTACTCTTTCAAATGTATCTACTATATCTGTAACTGTCAGGTTGTTTGTTGACCCTCTTTGGGAACCATTTATCACAATTGCTTCTGTTAAGGTGACGGTTAAATTTGCCATATTTTTTTATATTTTAATTGTTATTTTTGGTGGTATTAATTGTATTGTTATTTTCCATATTCTAAACTTAAACATTAGTAACCCGCACCTTGCGCTGTTACTGGTATTGTACAAGCATTAAAGTCGTTCATTACTTTGACACCTATTTCAAAAACGTAACCGCATAAAAGGTTGTCAAATCGTTCGCTGAATGGTTCAATTGTAAACTGATCTTGCGTGTAGTATACAGCTGAATTAATATCGTTAACACCATTTAAAGACTGTTGTGTACTATGTCTTAGCATTGATATAATATCAACTGCAATAGCTAATTGTTGATTGTAAACTTCTTGTTCGTTGTTCTTTAAGTCTATTAGTTTTGTAAGACCTGACGCTTGATATGTTTGCCAGTTGTCTTTTTCTGAAACAAGATCAGCTAAAAAAATCTGAAAGTTGTATATCAATTCACTTTCACCAGTATTAACGTTTAGTGGATTTATATGCATCAAAGGAAAAAGCGTGTCTTTACTCATATCAATATCGTATATATCACCAACTGAAACCGTTTCAATTTGTTCGTGAAACTCACCAAGTCTTGCAAGTGTATAAATTACGTTATTGTAGCTTTTGTTAGTTATTGCCATATTTTACTGTATTTTGTGAGTTCAAATCTGTTTCATAAGTTAACCACGTTAAAGCTTCTAAAAGATTAAGCTCTGTAATTTGTTTTAAATTTACTATTTCACCACCTGTAAGTCTGTACATCACACCGAACCAACTCCATTTGTCGCTAAAGGATTTTGTGGCTCTGGCGTTGTCATTTCCTTCATCGTCTTGATCAAAGATGACTGAAAAGTCTTCACAAATGTTTTTGCGAAACTCCAAAAAAAAACCAGCGCGTTTTGTACTTGTTGAGCTGACATCTTTTTCATCTCTTCAGTTCTAAGTTTTATTTCACCGTCATAAGCTTCTATGGTATAAACACCGTTTTTTTCGTCTAAAATAGGACGGTATAATATAGCCATTATTTCTGGCAAGTGCTTGTCTATGTCTAACTTCACAAAGGTCTCGATATCGGCATATTCGCCAAGAGTAATTGAGTCAAGGTCTGGATGAAAGCCGTATCGTTTGTCGTCTATTTCTACAATCTTTGAAAGACTGTTGTCAGGTTGTGACTGTAGTTTTCCAATATGACACATTATTGTGGCAACGTCAGAAAGTTCTAATTTATTAATTATGTCTTTCGGTATGTTAGACAATTCACTTATAATTGTTAAAGCTTCGTCACTCTTGCTTTTTGTTTTGTGCTGAATGAGTTTTGTCCAATTCTCAAGCGTCACATCATTCCAGCTTTTTATTAAGTTAAATTCTTTTACTTTTCCTTTGTTTTTGATTTTGACTTGCATATTTATATAATATAAAAATTAGTAATTTAGTTTATCGTTTAAAATATTTGTATATATTTGCCTTTCATTTGTATTCATTTTGTTGAAAGCCCTCTGTCATCTGTCGTGAGTTTCCTTTATTATATCTTTGCTGACAGAGGGTTTTTTTATTGCACAAAATACTTCCCAAAATTATTATCTATCTCATAATACATTCGCATCGCTAAAGCGTCAGAATAGTCAGGTGAACGACCTATAATATCTTTTACAGTTTCTTTTGGTATTATTTTAAGCTTGCCGTCTTTGTCAGCGTCTTTCATTCTGACTTGTTCACACTCTTCAATCATTTGGTTCTTAATTGTTATGTCGTTACATTCAATACCGATCTGACCTTTATTAATTAAGTCGGCTAATTTATAATAACATTGTGTCTTTAAGTTTTGATAGTTTTCGTTCTTCAATGGTCTACCACCATTTAAAAAACCTTGACAACGCAAGAAGTCTTTCGCACCACCACCGACACCGTCTTCGTCAATAATAATATTAGTCAATTTAACTTGGTTGCTTTGTTGTATGTCTCTAATTTCAGCGACAACGTCATTTACAGCGCTTTTAAGCAACGTTCTTATCTTTTTAAGGTGTAAGCCTTGCCAGTACATTATGACTGTCTTATCGCTTCCAAATCGTGCCACGTCACAACTGATGTATTTTTCACCCTCAACACCTTTTTGTTCAAACATATTTAAAATTGCGTCATACTCAATAAGACTGTCTTTACTTGCGTCATATTCCCAGTTGCCGAACAAAAGTCTTTGTTTGCTTAATTCGTCTAGCGTTTGTAATTGCGTCTTGTAATACTTAGAGATGTACTCGTTGTCATCTACTAAAGATTGAATAAATTGTCTATAAGGTTTTTGAGTGCCTTCTTTTGAAGGTCTGTAGTATTGCGTGTAAACCCAGTTCTTAGCTGGGTTGCAAGTCATAAGCATTTTTGGTATTAAGTTAAATTCGTCAAGCTTGTATCTTATTCTTGAAGCTACTATGTTTTTAGCTTTCTCTGTGATTTGATTTGCTTCGTCAATAAACGCACCTGTTATTTCAAGTGAACCAAGATTGTCAAAGTTTCGATCTGACGGGTATAAGAACAAATCTTTAAGAATGATTTCTGACTTATTGTAAAAGGTTATCACATTTGAACTTGCATTAAAAGTATAGTGTTTGTTGGCTTTTATTTTCCAGTGGTCGCAAACTTCAAAGAAAGTGTTTAAGGTTGTTTTCTTTAAACTATCTAGTTTAGACCGACCCATTAAATATCTAGTCTTAGGGTGCTTAAAACACATTAACACTAACCACGAACAACCAACCCAAGACTTGCCACCACCAGCTGCACCACCGAACAAAACTTCTGTAGTCGTGTTGTCAAATAGATATTCTATCGCTTGTTCTTGCGTATATGTAAAGTTTGCATCAATGCTCAACGCCTTTTATATTTACGTTAATTTTTACTGGTTCGTCACCGCTGCTAAGATCAAGCTCACTTCGTTCAATGTAACCACGCTTTTTACCTTTTGTCTTTAAATAGAAGATAGTTGCTGAAGTGCTGCCGTCTTTCATTTGTGAGTGTAATTGACTTTCTGCAAAATCAAGTGCTATGTTTTCAATTTCTTTTACAGCTTTAGAAAAGTCTTCGTCTTCTTTTAACCATTTGTAATATGTACTTCTTGGTATGTCAGCTGACTTACAAGCTACTGTTACAACACCAAGACTGTTTTCAAGTGCCTTCAGCATTGCTTCTTTTTTTATGTGTCTACTTTTGTTCATTTTCAAATAAGTTTATTATATTTGCTTAATCGTTCTTTATAAAATGGTGCGATATTAAGCCCATCTTTTTATCGTATTAAGGCACTTCCAAGAGGGAGTACTTTTTTTATATCTTCTTTGCTTTTTGTCCTGTGAATTGTTCCCATCTTTCTATTATTACATCACAATACTTTTCATCTAATTCCATTCCGTAACATTTTCTTTTTGTTTTTTCTGCTGCTATTAGTGTTGAGCCACTTCCTAAAAATAAATCTATCACTAAACCTTTTAAAAAATAAGTGTCAAGTATTTCAATAATTAAACCAACGGGTTTTTCGCAAGAATGTATTGTTTTGTGTACTTTAGCATACTCCCATACATCAGCAGGTGCTACTTTTGGTTTTACAGGCTTTCCGTTAAGACATAAAAAAAAAGGCTCATATTTTGGTCTTGAATAGTAACCTATACCAAAGTTATTTTTAACCCAAATATGTAAAGCTTTTACATCAAATAGTTTTATTAGTGATTTTTTAAAATCTCCTGTTGTACTCCAACCACACCACACAAAAAGATAAGTATCATCTTTTAAGCTATTTTTACTGCAATTAAAAAGTTCATCTAAAAAGATTGAGAAGTCATTATCACTCATAGAGTCGTTAAGTATTTTGTCGTGAGTTCCTCTTTGTGGTTTAAAATCTATGTTATAAGGAGGGTCTGTAAATACCATATCTGCTTTTTCCCCATTCATTAGTTTAGCAACATCATCTGAGCTTGTACTATCTCCACACATTATTCTATGTTCTCCTAATTGCCAAATATCGCCACGCTTTACTTTGCTTTCTTTTACTTCAGGAATTTCGTCATCTTCTATTAGTCCTGCTTCAGCTATTTTGTCATCTTCATTTTCCCATACATCTAAACCCCATTCTGCAAGTTGTACGCTATCCCATTCATTAGCTAACATATCCCATTCCCATTCGCCAAAACCTACATTATCTTTAACAATAAATTCTTTCTTTTGTTCTTCTGATAAACCAGTGGCAATTTCAACCCATACAGTTTTAAGACCAGCTTCTTTACTAGCTTTAAGACGCATATTACCACCAAGTACGATCATATTTTCGTCTACAACAATTGGTCTTAGCTCTAGCATCTCTGGAAAGTCTTTGATAGACTTAACAAGTTTTTTAAACCTATCGTCTTTTATTACTCTAGGGTTGCTTTCATTAGCTTTTACTTCATTTATTTTTAGTTGCTTTTTCATATTTAATTGTTTTTCAAACTATTATAAGATTGATCGCCAGTAAGTCTTTCTTTTGCTTTTGACCATAGCTTATCATCTCTTTTGTTTTTACTCAATGAATCTTCAGTTCTAATTAAAGTCGGCATACCCTCGACTGGTTCAGCTTTCATTAATTTGTTACATTCACAAACAACGTCAGCAACCCAGTTACCATCTTTAAAGATAATTTTAGCCTTGTAAACTTCTTCTTGTTTACCGCATTCGCACTTATACAACGTCATTTTGCAAGACCGCCAGTTCTTGTTTTGCTTTCACTGTAAATTCTGTCTAGCTCAAAGTGTAAATGGTTAATTGCTTTGCGTACATCTTGTTCAGCTGGGTTGCCTTCTTTTTTACCCGCACGAAGTAAATAAGTGATCGCCGTTCCTAAATTATAGTTGTCACCTTGAAAGTCTTCAATAACTTTACGAGCTTCTATTTTATATTTTTTGCCAATATAATAGTTAGGAATTTCTTCTTTCTTTGTCATTTTCTAGTATTTTAATTAAACCGTCTTGGGTATTTAGTTTTCTTGATTTTGATGACTTACGGTATTCGTCAGGGCTGTAAATAAGTTTAACTTCTCGAATTAAATAGCCGCATTCGTCGTACTTTACGATCCATCTACTTTGATAGTGCATCTTATTTCTTTTTAAATGTGATAAATAAGTCATCTGGTATATTTTTTATATAGTTTTTTTATTCCTTGATAGCAAGATTGCAAACAAGAACCACAACTTGTAGTGACACTGTATTTAGTCATAAAAATTGTATTGTATATTTCAATCATTCGTCTTTTAACTTGTTGATTTTGTGCTTTACCTGACTTTATATATTGCCAGATGTCAATAACTTCTTCTATAAGTTCTGGCGGCAAGTCTTCTGGCGTTTCAATCTCTGTTGTTTTTTGCCACTTTTTTTGACTGCAAGACGAAGGTGCGAGACGTGCTTTGATTTTCATAAAACATCCACAATCTTTACACGTTCCCGTGTGT